ATGCGTAAATAATTTAGAATTAATGCACTCATTACATCGAGCATGGAGGGGGGGATTAGAAATAACTATTGAGTCAGTAATGAATAATAAACAACAAGTTAAGTTGCGACTCTTGAAATTATATAACCCCTCAGTCGAAGCAAGTTTGAGTACTCCAGTATATAATAGTATTGCTAATGCACCGTCTTCTCTAATGGAATTTACGCAAGGTGGTCAAGAACATATCGTGAGTTTACCTTACCTATGTAGAAATGACTTAACTCCTTGTTCGGAAGATTTGAAATTTGAAGGTCTATTTCATGGAATGTATTACATTTATTTAGCCCAACCCCTAGTAAATTCCGACGGGTCACCAACATCCATTGAATTTAATATTTACATGAGAGGTGATAAAGACTTAACATTCTATGGATATGTACCTCGTAATATCCAAGTTATAGCCTTTCCTGTAACAGAATTAGTTCCTGAAAAACCAATTTTTAAACCTCAATCTGGTGATGTTAATAGTATCACCGTTATGAATGAACCCCAGTCTCAATCGAATCCAATTTCAGAAGATTCAAAGACTCTATCCATTTCTCATTTTGATCGATTGTTACCGAATTTAGACTTAAGACCTTTAGTTCGTCGTATGTATCCACTGCAAGTTAGTGATGCTTTAGGAATTTCGGTAGATAACGTATATACCGAAATAGTACCTCTAGCAGATATTATTGGTGAGGTTCCCGTTTCAGTCACACAAACCACTTTTCCATCGACTCCCATATCCATAATTTCTAGAATGTTCTATAGTAAGACTGCAGGTTTTAAATTCCAAATTACGTTGCAATCGTTTAAACAAGACGAACAACATACTGGAGTTCAAGATTTACAAGTGTTTGCTATGTATGTTCCACCTAATTTATCAGCAAACTACTCAACAGCCACCGTAGCAGGATGTCCTATCAATACAAACACCATAGATCCCAATGTGGTACCACTATATAAAACAGCTTTTCCATTTCAGGAGATACCAATTTATAGAGATTCCACAACAGCAGTTTATGAATTTTCTATTCCTGACACAACCTACTATAAATTTATGGGATCTCCTTTAAAGTTTTTATATGGTGGAACTACTTATGAAAAACTTTCTACTATGGATTTCGGATCATTATATCTAAGATATAGCAATCTTAACGCCAAACTTCCATTAATAGTGAAAAGATCTATTAATTGTGGTTTAACAGATGAGTCTAGATTTGGTCATCATGCTATGGCTACACCTTTTAAAATCGCCAAATACATTTCCCCATATTTAACTCCTGACGGTACTCCCGGTGGTGGTACTGTACCAACAACAACAGGTCCTAAAGCCATGTATTTTGGTGGATTCATATAATTTTAGAAAATATTTTTTCCAATTATATAAAATTAAACGTTTCGTGTCGTTAACACGAAAACACCCGTAAAGATTAGGGGTGTATAAATATACTAATCTTTATGGTTAAG